AAGTAGATGATGATAGTGATTTTGTAAAAAACTATGTATTAGCAAAGAAAACAATTTGGAATAATAAACACGAAATTACTATTTATGGATTTCCCGTAGAAGTGTATGTAGAAAATTTAGGTGATAAACACGTTGCTTCCGGATTATATTCTATATTAAAAGATGAGTGGATAGTAGTACCAAAGAAAAAAGAATTACAAATTGATTTAGATGATATTCGTTCAAAAGCTGAAGGTTATTTAGGTTCAATACCAGTATTACAAAAAATGATGAAAGATAGTAAGTATGTTGAAGTAGTTAAAATGGTAGAAAAGATTCAAGAAAAGTTATTAAGAATGAGAAGTTCTGGATTAGAACGAGGTGGTGAATTTTCAGTTGAAAATTTAGCATTTAAAGCTTTAAGAAGGTCACCTTTTATCGGTGATATCATTCAAATGAAAAATGATGCATATGATAAAAAGATGACAATGAAAGAAAGAATTAATTTAGATGAGGAAGTTAATTTATTAGTAGAAGGTGGAGCGTACGGACATATGAATCACCCCTTTGATGACAAAAATATTACATTTTCAGATTTAAAGAACATAGTTATATTAGGACTGGGTGGTAAATTAAACCGAGAAGATGGAGTTACAGAGAAACTTGATGGTCAAAATTTAATGGTTTCTTGGGTTAATGGGAAATTAGTTACTGCTAGAAACAAAGGACAACTTAAAAACTTTGGAGCTACTGCTATGGATATTAAAGGAGTAGCATCTAAGTTTGCAGGTAGAGGTGATATTAGAGATGCTTTTGTTTTTGCTATGAAAGATTTAAATAAATCTATAGGTTCTTTATCTGATAAACAAAAAGAAAAAATATTTGGTAATGGTAAACGTTGGATGAACTTAGAAGTTATGTATCCTAAGTCAGCTAACGTAATTGATTATGATAAAGCACAAATAGTATTTCACGGGACATTAGAATATGATGAAAGTGGAACAGCTATAGGACAACCAAAAGGTTCTGCTAGTATTTTAGCTGGTATGATTAAACAAGTTAATCAAGATGTACAAAAACATTATAACATTGGTAAACCCCAATTTTTAGAAGTACCAAAAGTACAAGACTTTGGTAAAAAGAAAAAAGTATATTTGAATAAATTAAAAAAGTTACAAAATCAGTATAAATTAAAGGACAATGATACATTATCTAAGTATCATCAGTCATTTTGGGAAGAATTTATTTTTAATGCTTCAAAACAACACAATTATAAGATACCAAATCGTATTTTAGTTAACTTAACTAAGAGGTGGGCGTTCTTTGATAAGTCATATAAGATACCAACGATTAAAAAAGATATTAAGAATGAAAAGTTTTTAGATTGGGTTTTATCATTTGATAAGAATGACCATAAAAAATGGGTAAAAGAGAATATGAAACCATTTGAAGTATTATTCTTCGATGTCGGTTCTGAAATATTAAAAAACATCGGTGGTTATTTAGCGGCATCACCTGATAAAGCAGTACAGAAGATACGAAAAGATGTAATTAGTGCAATTAGTAAAGTAAAAAGTGGCGGAGATATAAAAAAGATACAAACTTTAAAGTTACAATTAGACAAATTAAATAAAATAGGTGGATTAGATGCAATAGTTCCAAGTGAAGGTATAGTGTTTAAGTATAAAGGTAAAACATATAAGTTTACTGGCGCCTTCGCTCCAGTTAATCAGATATTAGGTTTATTAAATTTTTAGGAGTTATGTATGAGTAGAAGTAGGGAAAGTGTAAGAGAAAATAACGCAATGCAATCAATTTTACGGGGTGAAGTACCGGAGAAAAGAATTATGGTGGGTTACCAAAGTGATAAAAAAGTAATCAATCACGGTGATAAAATATCAGAGTTATCTGAAATTATGCAAGAAGCTAGAATGCCGTGGTTTTGTCCGTCGTGTAAGAAGACAATGAAGAAACGTTTAGATAATAAAATGTGGTTGTTGTATAATCATTGTTTTGATTGTCAGGTTGATATTGAACATAAAATGAGAATAAAAGGTACTTTTAACGAATGGGGTCAACAAAAAGTAATTGCTAATAAATTATCTTGGATAAAAGACCAAAAAGATAAGTTAATTGCCTTTAAAGAACAAGATGAACCTACATTTTATAATCAAGTAGCTGCAGATGGTGAAACACTTGATAAAGAAAAATGGAGTGTAAACTTTGATAAATTAAAAGAACAAGCAGATGAAGCGTTAAATCATCTACAAAAAATAGAAGATTCTTTAACTTAGAATATTTATATATATAACAGTATTTATTATTTAGGAGAAAATAAATGGCAACAATAACCAATGAAGGTGGACCTTATGGAACTAGCGGTGACGCGTCAAGTGGTTCATTCGGTACAGCGATAACAACAGGTAACCACGGTAGAACTAATCTTGGGAAGCATTACTCAGCACCGATTAAAGATGACGCCAAATTCGGTGAAATCAAAACAATTAGTGATGGTAAAATTAACCACTTAACTGGTTCTTTAGCTGGTTCAAGTGGATTCATAGTCCAGACAGCCGGTGAAATGGAAATTACACCGACTAAAGGCAATGCAATACGAGCAGATGTTTTTACAGCTAAGACATTATATGAAATTGGTGTACGACAGATTAGTGGTAGTGGAACTGTACACGTAATATATTAGCATGGAACGAAATTCACAAGGACAACTTAAAGACGTAATAAAACAAGAATATGTAAAGTGTGCTTCAGACCCAATATATTTTTTAAAAAAATATTGTGTAATACAACACCCAATGAAAGGTAAAATACCCTTTCAATTATACCCGTTTCAAGAAAAAACGGTTGAAGATTTTGTACAAAGTAGATTTACTGTAATCTTGAAAGCTCGTCAGTTAGGTATTAGTACTTTAACTGCAGGATACTCTTTATGGATGATGACTTTTCATAATGATAAGAATATCTTGGTTATTGCTACAAAACAAGAAGTTGCTAAAAACTTAGTAACTAAAGTTCGTGTGATGCACGCAAATCTTCCAAGTTGGCTAAAACAGAAATGTGTTGAAGATAATAAGTTAAGTTTAAGATATAAGAATGGTTCTCAAATAAAAGCAGTTGCAAGTGGTGATGAAAGTGGTCGTTCAGAAGCATTGTCTTTATTGATACTTGATGAAGCCGCATTTATTGAAAAAATTGATACAATATGGGCAGCAGCATCTCAGACGTTATCAACTGGTGGCCAATGTATAGCGTTATCTACACCAAATGGTGTTGGTAATTGGTTTCACAAAACTTGGATGGACGCTGAAGATGGTTTAAACGATTTTAAGTTTTTAAAACTCCACTGGACATTACACCCTGATAGAGACCAAGAGTGGAGAGATGAACAAGATACTTTATTAGGACCTTCAATGGCAGCACAAGAATGTGATTGTGATTTTATTACTTCAGGACAATCAGTAATTGACGGTATTATTTTAGAAGAGTATAAAAATACACAAGTTAAAGAACCAATAGAGAAACGTGGTATAGATTCAAATATTTGGATATGGGAGCCAGCAAATTACACAAAAGATTATATAGTATGTGCTGATGTTAGTAGAGGAGATGCAACAGACTATTCTGCATTTCACATTATTGATGTTGAAAATGTAGAACAAGTGGCGGAATATAAAGGTAAAATATCTACAAGAGATTATGGAAACTTATTAGTCAATGTAGCAACTGAGTATAACAACGCATTACTTGTTATTGAGAATAACAACATAGGTTGGGCTACAATCCAACAAGTGATTGATAGGGAATATGAAAACCTATTTTATATGTCAAAAGATTTACAATATGTAGATACACATAAACAACTTAATAATAAAATTAATAGAACAGAAAAACAATTAGTACCGGGATTCACATTGACACAAAAAACAAGACCGTTAGTAGTTGCGAAGTTAGAAGAATTTTTTAGAGAAAAATTATCCATAGTACATTCTCAGAGATTAATAGATGAATTGTTTGTATTTATATACAATGGTAGTAGAGCAGAAGCTATGTCAGGATATAATGATGACTTAGTAATGTCTTATGCTATGGGATTATGGATACGAGAGACTGCTCTTAGATTGAGAGCAGAAGGTATAGAATTACAAAAGAAAGCTGTAAGTAGTATTAGTTCAAATCAAGGCGCTTATGCAGCAGGAAATAACCAAACTAATTCTTGGGTTATGAACGTAAATAAAGAACAAGAATCAATAGAATGGTTAATAAACTAAAGAGGTAAAAATGGCCGATACAACATTATTTGGAAGATTACAACGATTATTTTCTACAAACGTAATTGTAAGAAATGTAGGTGGTAAAAAATTAAAAGTTGCCGATACAAGTCGTACACAATCCACTTCACGCAACAATCTTATTGATAGGTATCAAAAACTGTTCACCAATTCAGGTCTAAGTGGATATTCAGATTCACTTTTAGTAAAATCAATGAGATTAAATCTATTCAAAGATTATGAAAATATGGATAATGACCCAATCATATCTTCAGCACTTGACATATATGCTGACGAATCTACAATGAAATCAGAATACGGTGACGTTTTACAAATTAAAACTGATAATGATAATATTAAACAAATACTACATAATTTATTTTATGATATTATTAATATAGAATTTAATTTATGGCCTTGGATTCGTAATATGTGTAAGTATGGTGACTTCTTTTTGAAATTAGAAATAAATGAAAAATATGGTATTACTAATGTAGTACCAATGTCAGTATATGATGTTTCAAGAATGGAAGGATTAGACCCTGACAATCCAGAGTACGTTAAATTTTTAATTGAATCGTCTACAACTGAACATAGATATAAATCTGAAACATCCGCTACAAGAGAAGAGTTAGAAAATTATGAGGTAGCACATTTCAGATTACTTTCAGATGCTAATTATCTTCCTTATGGTAAATCACAAGTTGAAGGTGGTCGTAAGATTTGGAAACAATTATCTCTTATGGAAGATGCTATGTTAATACATCGCATTATGAGAGCACCCGAAAAAAGAGTATTTAAAATTGATATTGGAAACATCCCCCCAGCAGAAGTTGATAATTACATGCAACAAATTGTAAATAAAATGAAAAAGGCTCCGGTTATTGAAGAGAGTACAGGAGATTACAATCTAAAGTATAATATGCAAAACATAACTGAAGATTTTTTTATGCCAGTTCGTGGCGGAGATAGTGGTACAAGTATAGAATCACTTCCAGGTTTAACATATGAAGCTACAGAAGATATTGAATATCTTAAAAATAAACTCTTAGCTTCACTTCGTATCCCAAAAGCATTTCTTGGATTTGAAGAAGGAATCGGTTCAAAAGCTACTTTAGCAGCTGAAGATGTTCGTTTTGCAAGAACTGTTGAACGTATACAAAGAATAACTCTTTCAGAGTTAACTAAAATAGGGATTGTTCATTTATATTCACAAGGATATACAGATTCAGACTTAGTTGATTTTGAATTAGATTTAACTAATCCATCTACAATCTATGAACAAGAAAAGATTGAATTGTGGAATAATAAAACAAGTTTAGCTAAAGAAATGATTTCAGATGGATTAGTTTCTTCAGAGTGGATTTATAAAAATATATTTAAATTTACAGATGACGAGATTAAACACGAAGATGAACAAATTGTATTTGACTATAAAAATAAATTTAGACGTTCACAGATAGAAAATGAAGGTAGTGACCCCGCAAAAACTGGAGAAGCGCAAGGAACACCATCAGATATGGCCGCCGGTAGAACAGGCCACGAGTTAGATGATGAAGGTGGAGCTCCAGAAGGTGGTTTTGATGGTGCTGGTAGACCTAAAGAAGTGCCACATCACGGTAAAGATGGTAGTGCTAGAGGTAGAGACCCACTTGGAGCTCACGATATGAAAAAAGGTGGTAGTGGAGCTCCTAAATATGGTAAAGCATTAGCACTTTCACATTATGATAAATTGAAGAAATCAATGAAATTTGGTAAAACTGATGTAAAAATTATATCAGAAGTATCTGAACTTGAAGAAGAGTACAACAATGAGGTAACTTCTTTAACTAAAGACACATCAAATGACTAATTATTGTTTAACTTTATATTTATTTATGAGTAAATATAATTAAATATTGGAGTATTTTGTAATGGCCCGAAAATTAAAGCATTCTAAAATAAAGAATACAAGTATTCTTTTTGAATTACTAACAAGACAGATAACGGCTGATGTATTAGCAGGAAAAAGTACTAAATCAGTTAAAATTGTAAAAAAATATTTTAACGAAGATACTGAATTGGGTAAAGAACTACAATTATACCGTTTACTTTCAGAAAAACATTATGAATCTGAAAACAGAGCTAACGAATTAGTAAATATAGTCTTAAAATCAAGACATAAATTAAGTAATTCTAAGTTACGTAATGAAAAATATAATTTAATCAAAGAGATAAAAGAAAATTATAAAGTAGATGACTTTTTTAATGGTCGTATTTCAAATTATAAACTTTTAGCTTCTATATATAATGTATTTCAAGCAGAAACTATAGATGAAACTTTTAATCCAGAACAAACAGTTAATGCTAAATTTACTGTATTAGAACACATTACAAGTAAAAAGATTAGTTCTAATGAAATTAAAACACAAGTATTAAAAGAATATAATAAATCAGATAAAGATTTAAGATTACTTGCATATCAAATACTTGTTGATAAGTTTAATAAAAAATATAAAACATTAAATGAATCACAAAAAAGTTTACTTAAAAACTATATTAATAATGTAAGTAATACAAATTCTTTACGGAGTTTTGTAAATGAAGAGTCAAAGAAGATTGATACTGCGTTAAAACTAAATTTACCACAGGTAACTGATAAAATTACAAAAATAAAATTAAATGAAGCAATTAAACAAATCAATAACCTAACAAAAGGTAAGATAGTTAATGAAAAACAAGTTCTATCACTAATGAGATATTATGAATTAGTTAAGGAGATAAAAAATGTCCACAAGTCTTAAAAAATTAGAAGCCTTAATAAGAGAATTAATTAAAAAAGAATTAGATGAAGCATCTGTAACAGGGAATATAGATGGTGGTGAAGGTCCTCCAAAAACACCATATGCTTTTAAGAAGAAGAAGAAAAAAGACGAATCTATATCTGAAGCTAAATTTCACGTAAAAACTGAAATGGGTAGTGTATTAGTTGATGCAACTGGTAAAGGTGAAGCTATGATGAAAGTAGCTAAGGCACTTAAAGGTGGTCGTAAAGGAATAATTAGTGTAAAAAGAGTTGGTGTATCTCAAGCAAAACAAGTTGATAAAAAGATTGAATCTGTAACTGAAGGTAAATACCACGATTATAGAAATGATGAATCACTATCACCGAAACAAAAAATTGGTTACTCAATGAGAGAAGTTAGAGATAAGTTAACTGAGTTAGATAAACTTGTCAAAATGAATGTGAGATTTAAAAACGAAGTAGGTGTTGATTCTACATCTTATTGGAAAAATACTCACAATGCAATGAAAAAAATTAGTGAAAGGTTAGTAAAACTAGCAAATAAAGTCGGTCAGCTTTACTAATCTTATAATGAAAAAACCATCTTGGGATAAAGATGGACTTAATTTTTTAGGAAGATTGTTAAGTCTATCTAATTTAAAAAAACGTTGGCTTATAGAAGAAACTAAAGTCAGGGGTGAGGAGCCAAATAAAATGGAAACGATAAGTTTCATTGATAGGTGGATTAAAAGATTAGAAAACTTAAAAAACGAAATTATTAAAACACGGAGTTAAATGTGAAACAACTTATAGTAGATTATTTACCATTTGAAATAAAACCAGAACATATTACTGAATCTATCAAAGAAAATGATGGAAAGTTAATTGTTCGTGGTGTCTTACAACGAGCTGAAGCTAAAAATCAAAATGGTAGAATATATCCACGTGAAATTTTACAACGTGAAGCTAAAAAATACCATAAAGAATTTATAACACAAAGAAGAGCTATGGGAGAACTTGACCACCCAGAGAGTTCAGTAGTTAATCTACAAAACGTATCACACAATATTAAAGAAATGAATTGGGAAGGTGATAATCTATTAGGTACTGTAGAAGTATTAGGTACACCAAGTGGTAATATATTAAAAGAATTATTTAAAGCAGGTATCAAGTTAGGTATCTCTTCAAGAGGTATGGGTTCAGTAGAAACTGTTAGTGAATCTGATGGTGACCAAGTAACTCAAGTACAACCAGATTTTGAACTTATAGCATTTGATTTTGTTTCAAATCCATCAACACACGGAGCTTTTATGTATCCAGCTGATGTAAATGAATCTGTAGATAAGAACATAACAATGGGTAGAACGTGTGGTGAATACTGTAAAGTAGAATCAGTAATCAATGATATTATGAGAGGATAATATAATGAAAATTTTAGAATCGTATAAAAAAATGGCAAAAAGTATGTTGATAGAACATGCTTGGGAGAGAAAGTTTGGAGCACCCCTTGTTACATTAGAAGATGTAATGAAAGAAGCCGAAACAATGAAATTACAACCTAAAGGTGGTGGTAAAACAGTTGTATTTAAAAATAAAGACAACTATGAAAAGGCTAAAAAATCTGGTGATTATGAAGACCCCGAAGGGTCAGAAGATGGTGGTGAAAAAGAAGAACCATCTGGTAAATTAGGTGGTGGAGATTTTGATAGAAAAAGTTTTACAGGTCCACAAGGTGATGAACCAGAAGGAATGTACGGAGAACCTGAAGATAAACCATTTGGTGGAGACACAGGAAAAGACGCTGATTCCGAAACAGGAAAAGATTATACGAGTAAATTTCAAGGAACTGATGAACCAAGTGATAGTACTTCAGGTTTTACATCAAAAAATAAACCACAAAAAGCAAAAGATTTAGCTAACGACCCATCAGTAGATACAGGTCCAGATTCAAGAGGTACAGAGTGGAGTGGAGATTATTACGGCGCTGATGATTCTTCAGAATGGCAAGATGATTATGAGGAAGCTGAAGAAGAGGGTGATGACGAAAAATTAGCACAAGTTAAGTGGTTTGGTGAAAAACAAGGTTGGGGTGAGGATGGTGAATTAGGTCGTTCAGCAAGAACTGGTCGTGAGTTAGAAACTCTTTCAATTAATGGTAAAAAATATAAAGAAGTTAAAGAAGAAACTACTACAGATAAACATCTTTTAAGAGAAATGTTTGAACGTATCGGTGGAAAATAGAAATGATTAAATTAAAAGATATACTTAGTGAAAACGTTTGGGAAAGAAAATTTGGTGAATCATTACCTACATTATCATCTGTTATAGAAAAACATAATGATTGTGGGTGTAATGAAACAACATCTTGTGGGTGTAGTGTTAAAGAAGAAGTAGTAACTGAAGGTCCAGATGATGCTAGAAAAGCTAAAAAAGAATTACAAAAGTTGATGAAAGTTGAAGGTAAACTTAGAGATAGAATGTATAAAATAGAACAAATAATTTTACAAGACCCAACAACAGGTAATCAAACATTAGCTAGAAGTATAAAAGATTCATATAAAAAAAATGTAACTCAATTTATGAGAGAAGTAGTTTCTATCGTTAAGAGGATAAAGTAAATGATTAGTTTAAAATCTTTAATTAAAACAATGAAAGAAGCTAAACTTACATCACCTAAAAGGGGTGTTGAGACACCTTTAGACGCTAAAATCCAAATACCTGGTTATGGAGTTATGACACGAAAACAATTACAAGGTGGTATTCAAAGAATGTTAACTGAAGTATCAAAATATACTAAAAAAGGTCAAGTAGAAAATGCGTATAATGTTTTATACAAAAGAACTCTATTAAAAGGATTTTTAGAAACTGAAATTAAACATAGCGGGAAATAAAGATGGCAAATTATATGAAAATGATGGAACAATGGAAATCGTGGCGATTTGACGAACCAATAACTGAAAATACAGTAACATTTACAAAAGATGAAATGGAAAAGTTACATAGTGCCGGTCAAGTTGTAAAGGCTGACCCTGATGGTAAAGAACATACTTATGTTTATAACGAATCTGTAAATGAAAACATAAAGGTAGTACCATCTAATAAAATTGACTCTAAGGTATGGAGAAAGATGAAGTATGATTTACGAGACCAGTTTGATGAATTAGTAAAGATTGGACAAGATTATGGTGTATTTCAAAATGCTCAAGGTACTAATAAGATTTTAAAACAAATCAAACGATTGATGGACAAGATATAAATGCCTTCTACCTCTAAAGCCCAACAAAAATTTATGGGATTAGTTCACGCGTATAAAAAGGGTGAAGTAAAAGGTTCAGAAGTATCTAAAGCTATTAAAAATGCTGCTAAATCTATGAAAAAGTCATCTACTAAGAAATATGCTTCTACTAAGCGTAAAGATTTACCTAATAAAGTTAAAGAAGAAGGTTTTGGTGGACAATTAAAAGGTAAAGATAAATTAAAATTTGAAAAAGCTAGAAAAGCAAATGGAGAACAGTTAGGATATACATTATCAGATACTCCAGATGTAAAAGAAGACCGAGATTATAAAGAAGAATACAAGAAATATGGTTCATCTACTAAATCTAAAAAATATAGAGCTGAATTGAATCAGTATAATAGAAAAAAAGGAACTTACGGTAACGGTGATGGTAAAGATGCATCACATAAGGGAGGCAAAATTGTGGGATTTGAAAAAGAATCAACCAATAGAGGAAGAGCTGAGAAGAGTCGTTTGAAGAAAGAATCATCTTCAGAGTACGGTAAGTCTATAGAAAAGATAGCTAACGATAGAAAACTAAAATCTATTTCTAAAAAAGATAGAGCTCTGTTACTGAAGATTGCAAAACTGATGAAGAAAGCAAACGAAGCTAACACTAAATCTATAGGTGGTGAAGAATTAATGAAATTTTTAATGAAAAGATTTAAGATGAGTAAGAGCAAAGCAATCGCTACAATGAAAAAACATAAAATGGATTTATCTTTTCTAAAAAAAGAATCCGTAAATGAAGTTGACCGAAGAGCCAAGTCGCAGATTTTTAGTGAATGGAATAAGTTTGAAAAGGAATATGGAAATTTTTTCAAAGCAGTTGTTAAACTTGGTAAAGTTAATACTAAAGTAACTGGTGATAAAACCGATGAAAAAATATTTTTAACAGACTTTACCAGAAATGTTGGTAAATTTTATGCTCTAATGCAATCGTGGGTACGAGGTCAAAATGAATCCGTAAATGAATATGATTTAGGACTCACTTATAAAAAAGGTAAAACAGTAAAAGTCAAACATAAGAAATCTGGAAAAGAATTAGTTATTGTAGATAAACCAAATGTAAGAAAAGAATATGAGAAAATAGGATTTTATGCTGAATCCGCAAATGAAGGTCAAACTCAATCTATAGGTGGTGAAGAATTAATGAAATATTTGATGAAAAGATTTAAGATGAGTAAGAGTAAAGCAATCGCAACAATGAAGAAACATAAAATGGATTTATCTTTTCTAAAAAAAGAATCTGTAAATGAAGCTAATCCCTCTCCCGCACAAGCCGGAAAATTATTTGATAAACTTTTGAAAAAACAAACAAAGGGTAATCTACCATCACAAAAAGATATAGAAATAGTTTTTAGTTTGATGAGAAAAAAATATGGTATCAAAAAAGAATCCGTAAATGAAGGGCCATTTAGTGGTGCAGCAAGTGTGGTTGGAGGTTATGACGATTTCATAATTCCAAAAAATAAAATGTCTAAAGCTAAAGGTCAGTATAAAAAAATGATGGATTACTTAAAAATGGCTGGAAAATCTATGACTCAACCTGGTGAAATAGATACGATGGTTATGCATATGGAATCTGGTTATAGTGAGATGATAGCTTTGTGGAAAAATGTAAAGGAAGTTAAAAGAGAATCCGTAAATGAATCTATCCAACTACCACACGGTATGGAATTAGGTAAAGTATTTACAGGACACGGTAAATCTTTTGTTAAAGAAGAAGTAGAACCAACTGGTAATATGGCTAAGATACAAAAGATTGTAAAAGATAGTCAAGCCACTAAATTAGGTGGAGTTATGATTGATATGCAATCTGCAAATCTCTTAATGAAACTATGGAATGCAGTTTCAGATAAAGATAAAGAGAAGATGAATAAGTTAAATCCAAAAGTTTTGACAAGAGTGATTGAGAAGCTTTGGTCAAGAGTAAATTTAAGGCTACCGATATGATAAAATTACACGAATTAATAAATGACGCGTACATTAACCCAGAAGATGCAGGTCAATTTATCAATAAAGCAATTGATGAACTTGAAGTTTCATTAAAAAAAGTTAGAAACCCAGAAAAATGGGCAGAAAAATACCATAGAAGTTTACCGGGTGTTATTGATATGATGGAAAGATTGTCTAAAATACTGGTGAAGATGAAATAATGAGTAAAAAATCAATATACAAACAATTAATGACTGAGATTGATGAAGCACCAATTACTTCACCATCACAAAAACCCTTTAGTTCACCTGAAGCACAACATATGGTTGAAAAAGACATAAAGAAAATGTCAAAGATTTTAGGAAAAGCATCACAACAATCCATTAAAACAATGATGGATGGTGTTAAGGGAAAAAGATATGATGC